TCTTCGACTGGTAAGGATAAGATCGTACGGGTAAATCACTCTACGAAGTTTGACGTCGAAGTCGTAAAGGAAACTCTGAAACTCGCTACTGGTAAGTTTTCTGAGTTCGCCGAATCGGCTAAGTTCTTGATCTCACGAAAGATCACTCCAGAGAAGGTTGACGAATACCTGAACACTCTGTATCCGAACTCTTCTGGAGAAATTGGGCTCTCGGTCACTGCTAAGAAAGTTCGCGATCTTATGGATCAACAGCTTGGAGCTTCAGAAGGTGAAGGTACATGGTGGCAACCACTTAATGCCGTAACGTTCTACACCGATCATTTTGCTGGTCGAAACGAAAACAACCGACTCAGGTCAGCTTGGTACGGAAATGGTCGAGTGAAGAAGCTCCAAGCGCTTAACCTCGCCCTCGATATGGCTACTTAAGAATAGAGATATGAATACCATGGGATCCCATGGTATTCTCTCTTCTATTGACGGGATCATTCTAAAGGAGAAGATTATGAGTAAGTTTCGCGTTGGTGACGTCGCAGTCTTTATTAGAGACTCGATAGAATATAAAACTGGGACAGAAGTCATGATAACTGATGTTACAGAACTTGGAAACGTCAGAGTAAAACCCGTAAGTACGAACGATAGTTCATCTCCATATCTATTTGATCCAAGGAGTCTCGAACTCAAACAGAGAAAAGATCCTACTAAGTTTATGATCTTGAGTTCTGATGGTCATACTAGGCTGTTTTACGATTCGTACAATGAAGCTCTAAAAGACAGTCAATCACTAATTGACCAAGGAAGGTTCGACGACATTAATTCGTTTTATATTTTGAAAATCATGGCAGAAGTCTCGATCGAAAAGATACCAGTTATTAAAATGAAAGAATGCAGTTGACATTCTTCTGAATACTTGTTAAGATTAGTCAGTTTGAAGGAGAACTAATCACATGGCTATTCGTAGATCGTTAGTCAAGCGTAAGAAAAAGGTTCCTCGTCTTTCAAAGCTTGATAATCTGACTAATATGAAATATCTTGGCCCGGAACCAATTTTTAACAATGGTTCCGAGTTAAGTCGACTAGATCTGAACAGAGCGCTTCAGTGGTATTCTCTTATGAGGGATCCCAAAGACGCTCGATCTGCCCTTCAGACATATTTGATTAAAGTCAATCGTAAAGAAGAAGCAAGATCCATTCAGTTCGTTCCAGACAACTGGGTGAATATTACGTATTCGTGGATTTGTCACTTGCTTTCGATGGATCTTACGCTGCCTGATCACGAGAGTGTCGTCGAACGTGCGAATTCTGCTATAAAGCAGATGATCTCGAAGATCGGAGAGTCTGATCATAACGAAAACAAGGAAGAAATTCAAGAATTCAAAAAACCGACGATTCAAGATCGAGTCAAGAAAACGATTTCTGATCTTCTCGTCGACGTCGAAGGAATGCTTGACGACGAAGTCGAGTTCGAACCATATTCGTATCTTCAAAAACTCAACGCTTCACCTCAAGCGGCTCGTGCTCTGGCTCGAAAGTTTGAGGGACAGGCTACTGAACTCGAAGAAGCTTTGAATAAGAATTGTGATCCACAGATTCGAGAAGGTTACTCTAATTATTCAAGAGACTGGATCAAGAAAAGAGCAGTTCTCTTAAGGAAGATAGTAGACGATTCTATGAGGTTCGCAGATACCGGTAAGAAGGTTAGACTTCCTCGAAAGAAGAAGCCGATCTCAGTTGAGAAGAAGATCAGGTTTCTGAATCCTCAGAAAGAGTCAAACGAGTTTAAGGTCGCCTCGATTCCAACTGAAAAGATCTTGAGTTCTACAGAACTGTGGACCTTCAATTCCAAGTATAAGACTATCACGGTCTTTCGGGCTCCTCCTGGTAGAACGCTCGACGTCGATCGAACTCGAATTACTGGATTCGACGATACTATATCGATGACTAAGAGAACTGGTCGTCGAACCATTCAATATCTTGATACTATTTTGAATGGTAATAAGAATTCTCTGAAGAAACTTATGGAAACTATCAAGTCTGAACCGATCAAACTTCAAGATCGAGTTACAGATTCGACAATCTTAATGAAGGTATATACATGAACAAATCGATGTTGTATGGAGCAGCTTTTCTCGTAGGAGCGACGTTTAGTTCGACACCTGGCGCTGCCGATAAGAAGCTAGATTGGGTAGAGAAATCTGTGAACGTTAGGTGCATGCCACCTAAAGAGTATTACAACTTTCTCGTAGAAGTTGGACAACGCCCACTAATGTCTGGAAAGAGTGAAGATCAGATCTATTTAGTTTCCTTTTCAGACGAAACTGAAATGATGATTATTTCTGTGATATTCAAGAATGATGTAGGTGGAGCTGTCTGTCAGATTGCCGGTGTAGGAAACGTCGAGATTCATAAATCTAAGTGACGATCATGATTTTAGTAATAACAGAACAGCAAATGCGAGATGCATTAAAGGCAAATGGGTGGGTAGAATACTGGTCATCAGAGTATTTTACGTTAAAGGATTCACAAGGACAAGGAATACCATTAAAAGATGCCTTTGCTGTTCTGTTGGATAAAAGTAATATATTGAGTGTAGAAGATACGTTAGATGGAATAAGAATGACTTGAACGTTGACGTCAGATCGTTTCTTTGATATAAATAAACAGTCATTCGTCGAAGCGCGAGGATAAGTTTACAGGACGCGGGGGCAGTACCCGCCCTGTCAAGGATTGTGATTTTTATAAATAGCCATAAGGAGAAACCTTATGGCGCATTATGTCTATAAAATCACAAATAAATTAAACGGTAAGTGGTATATCGGAAAAAGAAAACATAAAACTCCATATTCCGATCCTTATATGGGCAGTGGAAAACTGATATTAGAAGCTATAAAAAAATATGGAAAAAATTCTTTTGATAAGATGGTATTAAAGGTATTTGATACTAACGAGGAAGCTGCTAAATATGAGGCATCCTTAGTAACAAAAGAGACTATTTCTACATCTATGTCGTACAATATGCACGAAGGTGGTCATGGAGGTTTTGCTCACCTGAATGATGGAAGTAAGGAACATAAAGATAGATCTAAACTAGGAGCACAAAAATCAAGCGGTCGGTATCATCCTAATTGGGGTAAACAAAAATTTAGAAAAAATGACAAACATACTTTGAGTGCTTCAAAAAAAGCTATTAAGGCTCGAAAAGCGATCAAGAATAATGATCCGGATAAATGGAAAAAGATATACGAAAAAGTATCTGAATATCAAAAAAATTATAATTTTATGAAAAATAAGGTGTGGTGTGTACCAATAAACGCCAAAAATTCAAGCATTAAAAGAGTTTACGACGAAAATAACATTCCCGAAGATTGGATTCATATAAAAGAATATCGGGACAAGAAAAAAAAGAAAAGTGGAACATATGGAAAATTTTGGATTAATAATCCGTTAACAAGAAAAAATAAATATTGTAGTGGTCCAATACCAAAAGGATGGATAAAAGGAAGAGTTATGTTTCAACTTGATGTCGATTGAAACATTAATAGGAAATATAGGAAGTATGAACGGACTCGGCTCTCGGATGCCGATACCTCCACCAAAAAAATTACGGGGGTAAAAGGGATCGACGTAATATGGAATATATTTCTAGACACTGGTTGGCCGACTCCGACAGTCGCAACGTAAGTGCAAACGATAACGCACGTATGTCTTTAGCTGCTTAATGTAGCTTAGGCGGGGCTGGAGAGAACGCCTAGCAACAGAAGTTCTCTCATTTTATTCTGAGATAGTGATGAGGAGATATGAGTATAAGTTCACAAAAGAATACTTCGTCACACGTATCTTCTAAGAAGACAAAGAATAAAGCAATCAAGATCTTTGGCTTAGAAAAACAGTTCAACGAAGAAGTCATAAAGATAATACAGTCTGGAGCTGACATGGTCGACGCAGTCGTTACGTGGTGTTCTAAGAACGGTGTCGAGGTAGAAGTTGCGGCGTCGATGATTAAGGCTAATAAAAGTCTTAAGTCTAAGATGACAGACGATGCAGAAGATCTGAATTTTATCAGATCTAGAAATACACGATCGAACAAGTTAATCATGAAATGAAAGTAGGAATATTCATGAACAAATACATCTTCGTTTTCGCCTCGTGTTTCGTAGTAATTTTTCTACTGTTGTTGTTTGATATTCAGAAGACGGAAGATTGTAAGAAGATTTCTAGTCTTATTGGTGCTGAAGCTTATAAGGTGATTTCTCAAGAATGTTTCTTGAAATTTTACGGTAAACAGTATATTCCATTTTCGAAAATGGTCGTATCGTACAAATACTGAAATCTCTATCCAAATTAACTTTTTCTAAATGTAAAATATGTTCACGTGATACTCTTTATCACGCTTTATAAATAACCTCGTATCATCGAGGGATTTGTATAGTGTTGATTTACGTTCAAGGAAAACATTCGGTCGTCTCTACTAAAAAGGTTAAAAAGATCGTTAATTTCTTCGCGGATAAACTATTCTCGAAGAGAATGAATAGTAGTCTTTCTTTAACTGTAATATTCTCTAAGTCAGAGACCGTTAACGAAGGCTTGATGGGTTGGTGCGATTGGATCGACGACAATCGTCGACCTAAAGAGTTCGAGATTGCGATCTCGCCGATTACATCAGAAAAAGCAATGATCGTAACGATAGCTCACGAGATGAGACATCTCTATCAGTTCGCTCACGGACATCTCACTGATCTTTCGCGAAAGCCAGGCCACGTTTCTTGGAAAGGTAAAACTTTTCACGATACTGGACCTTATTCTAGTAAAGTATATCTATCTCCTTGGGAGAAAGACGCTAGAAAGTACGAGAAAATACTATACAAAGCATATCTTGAAGAATTCGAAGAGTGATTATAAAGACTATGAAATTCTTTTTCGTTATCTGCGTGAAGTGACTAAATAATTGTACACGAAAGTGTACACGTAAACTTCACGCAAAATATACGAGGAGAAATCATGGCTATCAATTTCGCAGAATTAAAGAAGAACCGCGCATCATCGATGGATAGGCTTAACGAAGCCCTTTCCAAAATCAACACGAAAAAGTCATATAAAGACGATACCTACTGGACTCTTAGCGTCGATGACGACGGTGTTGGTCAAGCTATAATTCGTTTTCTCGATACGCCAGAAGGCGAAGAATTTCCATTCGTTAGATATATCGATTATGGCTTCAAGGGACCTGGTGGTTGGTACATCAACAAGTCTCGCGTTACCATCAACGATAAAGATCCAGTAGCAGAACTCAATTCTAAACTATGGAGAATGTCTGAAGATGACAAGTCTCCACAGAGAATGCAAGCTAGAAGACAAGGACGTAGAATCAATTACGTTTCTAACATTCTCATCGTTAAAGATCCAGCTCATCCAGAAAATAACGGTAAAGTCTTCCGATATAAGTATGGTCAGAAGATCTTCGAAAAGCTGAACGCACTAGCTTATCCAGAATTCGAAGGAGAGCCATCTATCAATCCGTTTGATCTTTGGACTGGTGCTAACTTTAAGCTTCGTCGTAAGATTGGTTCGAATAAGATTCCGACGTACGATGATTCTAAGTTCGAAGATCCTTCGCCTATTGCTAGCAATGACGAAGAGATCAAAGAGATCTACGAGAAGTGTCATTCGTTAAACGCGGTAATAGCTCCTGACCAGTTCAAGAGTTACGAAGAACTCGAAACTCAACTTCGTAGAGTGTTGGGTGACGATATTATGGAAGACGCTGGTCCGACTCTAAGATCAGAATCTTCGTCAAAACAGAAAGCAGCCTCTTCTAAATGGGAAGACGACGAACTTTCTTCCGATGACGAAGTTATGAATTCTTTCAAGAGCTTGGTAGATGGTATAGATGACTAACGTTCTCAGTTACGTATAACTGAGTGGTACCCCAGCAAAAGAGCGGAACCTTTAAGTTCCGCTTTTTTTTGTTAGTCGTCTTTTATGACGACATCCTAGGCAGTCTTGATCTTTTCTTGAGTTCGATTCCAAGAATAAATTCCAAGAAGCATACCAAACACGAAGTGAATCGTTCCACCGTTCATCATCGTGAGCGGAGTCCATGGATGAAATTCAGTAGTCAATATCTTTGACAAGACAGGTGTTGCTATCGGAGCAGCGATAAAGTCGAATGCTATTAGTACGAAATAAAGCCACGCGATAGCCGGTCTCCACTTATTCTTAAACCAACTTTCGGTTTCGATTTCGGGGTGATCGACAGTTTGCATGCCGCGGCCGTTTATGATCGATCGACCCTTTCTATTCTTGTTGGGTTTCCTTCTAGGGTTTTCGTCTGTCTCAGAGGTCTCTTCTTCGTTTCTCATCCTGCTACCTTTCTTAACGAGTCGTCCCAGACTTTTCTTTCAGAAGCTTTTTGAAATCTAGCTGTCGGAACCATCAGTGCTGCATCCCATTCTTCGTAATCTACTGGATTTACTCCAGATCGAAGATGGGAGATTAAGTATCTCTTAACACATGGTTTGAATAACTCGAATCTACCAGCACTATTTAGAATGTTGTAACTCAGGGCTAATCTGTTATCCTTTCCTTTGATATCGTACAAGGCGTCCATGAGCTTAGCTCTAGACATTGGATCTAGATAGTGTAGGTTGATTCCAATGAAAGAGTTAGAGTCGGCGTTGAATGGAAATACTAAAGGAAACGTGTCGTAATATGGAAGAGTTTCTTTATATTTTGGATCGTAAACGAATACGACCATAGATCCTATCAGTGATTTCTTCGACGTAGAAGTAGATTTCATTCCATTCATGGCTTCTTCTGGAGACGCTTTAGTGCTTTGTGCTAAAGCTCTAACTTGTTTTCTAAACCACGGTAAAGCACCTTCTGGTCTTTTTATTCCCTGTTGAGACGCTCTAGCCGCGACCGATCTAGATTTTTTCAAGATGTCCTGGAATAGAACTGACGTCATTTTATTCCAAGCTCCTTCTCGGTAAGTACGATAAAGTCCCAACCCTTTTCTTTACAAAAAGCTAGTGCAGCATTCCACTTATCGACGTTGTTTACGTAAGTTAAGTTTTCTTCGATCATTCTCTTCCTGTTCTTAGATTTAGAAGGTCTTCGTTCTTTGTCAGGTTTGATTTCTATCATTTGAATTCGCTCGACGCCATCAGTTCCTCTCTTCTTAATCACGAAGTCTGGAAAATATCTTCGTGCTCTTGGAGGATTATATCTTCTATCTATGTATGGTACGACGACTTCTTCAGAAGACCATAAGAGTATCGCTGGATTAGTGTCAAGTTCGATCATCACTTTAAGTTCCCACGAAGATCTGTAAACGATCTCAGAGACACTCTTTCCTACGTATTTAGACGGATTCTTGGGATTAAAGCGACCCTGCTTGTAACCGTACTTCTTCTTGATTCGAACGTTTTCTATCATACCATACACAGCCCCGAGACTCCGTCTGGATTCTGTTTTTGAGCTCCATAACCATCAGATCCTGGTTCAGGTCCTTTATCACCAATACTAGATCTCGGATCTGAAACACTTCTGTTTGTTTCTTCTGTATCTGAATTCGAAGACCCTCTAGTTTTATTCTCTCTTTCGGGTTCGTTTCTCTTCGATTCGCTCGAAATACTTTCTGACGTTGGTTGTTCAGCGGGTTTGATCTTGGGTATAGCGTTGTCAAGATCTTCATTATTGATGATCTTAGCGTCTGCTATAGTTGGTTTAGACTCTTCCTGTTTTTGTGTAGAGGCTATTGATAAATCTTGTACCGGAGGTATGTCTGAAACCTTGATCGCGTCTA